CATGAGAACAATAGTATTAATCCAGATACCGGATACCCTGAATTTGAGGGTATGAATTATGATGAACTATGGCGGATGCAGATACAGGGTATCCGGTATCTGGATTAATACTATTGTTCTCATGTCCTACAGTAAATCTATCCATATCCATTTCAAAAGCATCAAAAGCATCCTCTAATACTCTTGCAATCTCAGGATCTTCCATCATAGCCACAGGAATTATAAGCTCACCCGGAGTAAGGTGTCCCATGACGATATCTCCACCACGGCCTTCCGTAGCTAACTCACCCATATCTTCTTCAATAGGCATACCGCCCATATCCATCATAGCAGCATCAGCCGCTGGAGGGGGCATCATACCCGCTTCTGGACCTGCTGCCTGCTTGGCTTTAAGATTTTCATACATTGCATCAGGCATAGTATTCCCCTTTCTGTTGTTGTGAATATATGTGTCGTAGCTTAGCTACTACATCACGCTGACCACCACGAAAAGCCCAATCTTCTTGAGATATATCTGGACTATATTCAAGTGGAGGGTACAGTTTTTCCAGAATCTTTACTAGATGTTCGTCTAGTACTGGTAGTTTGTCTTTCTGGTTTTTCATTCGTACCCTTCTCTAATTCTGTAATTCTCTTATCCAATGATTGTAACATTTGAACAGCTTGTAATTGGTTAAGCTGTCCATTAATCATTAATTGTCTATACGGATCTAACATTCTTACGCCTCCACTAAATCTACTACTTCACAAGATCCACCAGTACACGCTAATGTTTGTGATCCTTTGGTGGTATCTTCAACTTCATAAGAACTAAGCTTAGAGAAATCTACCAACGGCATTTTATCAGACATCATTTTATATCTAACCTCATCAACCGTTTCGAATGGAGCTTGTTCATAAATATGATCGACTTTAGGTAAGAAAGAAATACCCTGAATGTCATCAAAGTTCTCCCATACCCAAGCACCGACAGATAGAAACTCATCATCAGAATAATTTACAGTGATGGATGGATTATGATCACACCAATGATTCTTATAGACTCGCCATAACTCTAGATGTTCCAATGCCGTAACCTCATCTGCTGTTTTCCCATACTTAGGTGCTTGCATGGGGAACGAGAATACCGCAGTACTGTTTGGATTTAATACACAGTCTTCTGAGGGTACTCCCGAATCATTCAGAAAGAAGTACAATGGATCTTTCTTATCAATACGTACTCTACGAATATAATACCTAGAATATCTAGGGTGGATACCTGATGCTGTGTTACTAAGACATGATACAGTCCCACTAGGTTTTACGCAGGTTATTGCAGCCGAAGGATTGATATTTATTTCCTTGGCCCAACTTGTATTAGTTCGTCTTGCAAATTCTCGCCAACGATTCAGACGACCCGATAATTTATTAAGTCCATCTTTACCCCACATCAACGGGTTGTCATAAATTCCAGTAAAGGAAACACCTAGTAATCTCTCATCTCTAACATTCTCTTCCCAATCATTAGAAAGGTAGGGGAAGTAAGTAAAGGAAGATTGAATAGTACCAAGTATGGTAGCAGCCTCAATCTTCCTTTTGATATCAGAGATCTTATCATCAGGTCGTATAATAATCTCAGTTAAATTACAGAACTGCTTAGGTCTTAGTAAGATCTCAGCACATGGGTTTACCCCATAGTCAATAGCTGAGTCTCGTCCTAACCATTCGCATTGTTCTTGTGCGCCCATGCGATTAAAGATACCACGTTCACCAGAATGGGAGTCATATAAATCTCTCCACTCAGTCATGAACTCGGTTAACGATGGCCGTCCATTGTAGACCGCTGAGTTATTAGCAAGAGAACGATGGCCGGAACCTTCCCACCATGCACCACTCTTGCACTTACCCATCTCACGATCAGTTAAATCAGATAGGGAAATCATTGCAGATCTACGTACACCACCAACAATAATCGACTTAGCAATAACGCAGCAAATATCATGGCACTCCAAGGAAGTAAGCTTACGTCCTTGGGCATTCTCAAATACCTTAACAACATACTTAAAGACAGCTTCCAAAGGCTCAGGACCAGAGGCTCTACCACCAAAGGTATGTAGTCTACTACCAGCGGATCTAATTTGTGTGAGATCCCAAGTTGGATGGACACCCTTTAACCATAGGTTTTCGAGTAGTTCGAGGCAGGCATTAGCCCAACCCTCTTTGGAATCTTCGACAGTAACCTTAACGCCCTTGACCCTCATAATATCTGAAGGAACTTTAGGCAGCTTACTTACAACCTTCGACTCGACCGAGTAGCCCACTCCAGTTCCATTCATTAGAATATACATAAGCTCACTAAAGGCTCTAGGGGTGTCGATCTCTAGATAAGAACAATTATAGATACAAGTATTATCTCTGTCCGCAGCCTCACCAGCGGTCATCAAAGCTCTCATACTTGGCATGATCTCGTGTTTTAAGATCATATCCTTAATGTACGGGGCTTTATCCAGTAAGATAGGGAACTTATCCGTAATCCAATCCCAATATCTAGTAACAGTTTCTTCCCAAGTTTCTCTTCGTCGAACACCATCAAGCCAACGAGCATATCTCGATACGGCAATGAAATTTCTGAAGGTATCCATTAGTCAACCCCCGTACTTCCGAATCCTCCAGATCCTCTCTCGGTATCTGCTAAATCACAGACATCCACAAGCTGAACTTTAGCATAAGGCACAAGAATAAGCTGTGCTATTCTCATACCGGAAGTTATTTCGAATGGTTCTGACCCTGAATTTCTTATTACAATAATTACATCGCCTCTATAGTCACTGTCAATGACTCCAATTCCATTGGCTAGATGGATTCCCTCTTGGCTCAAACCTGAGCGAGAGGCGATTAAGCCGAAGTATCCCGGTGGAATACCTATTGATAATCCTGCTGATATATGAACACACTCACCGGGCTTAATTGTCTTACTACCTTTTATCCCTGCTCTCAGATCTAGCCCGGCTGAACCCTCAGTAGCATGAGAGGGAGTCGGTAGATAGGAAAGGGAAGGCATAAAGTCAACATGCAAAGGTGGCGGTTCAGTCATTGAATTACTACTCATGATTTCTCCTTCTGGATATACTATTATACCCGGTTATTCGGCATACCTGTCTGGAAGGCTCCAGAGGGTGATTTCTTTAGTTTCTTTATTATATTCACCATCTCGTAGGATACGAAGAGATCTAGCCTGTGCTAAAAATGAATCCATGTTATGACCATCTTCTTCATATGCCCACCAAATTTCCCACCACCAATCTTCATCATCAAACGGTAGGATATTCTTTTCGAAAAAGCTCTTACCTTTTCTAAACAACCCCGGTATATTATCGGTCCCATCTCCAGATATTAACTGACAAGCAAAGAATTTATCTGCTTCATAGTCAGAAACCAGAGTAGGTTCTGGTTCCTTATCAGGATTCCAATGCCATCCCGGTACTCCTCTAAGATCTTTATCTATAGTAACAGCAATAGCCTTACCAGAAGATGCCCCAATTCCCATGAGATCATCTGCCTCAATAGTAGGGACCATACGAACATCACCTAAAGTATCTAATATTTCTTTCGAGTATTCAAGACACTCGGGTACTGGTTTATCGTTTCGGTTAAACTTATACGAAGGTAAACACTTCCTTCTAAAGTTTGTTTCTCTATCGCAAGACCTAGCCAAAATAACATTATCAACACCCTCCGGTGTCCAATTAATAATATCTTGCTTTAATCTTGATTCCAGTTCATCAATACCCTCAACGTCAGCCCAAAAGGATGCACGATATATAAGAATATCACTATCTAAAATTGCAATGCTAGGTTTCTTCATCATCGTCCTCTAATTTATCAAACAAGTCCATCATCTTTTCCCAAATATCATCTTGAGATTCTATAATCTCTAACCATGTTTCATCGTCTTCATCATCAGAAGGATGTGGTTCCATGCCACACCAAATAGGTAATGCTTTCTTTACTCTTTGAGTCAACGCATCTAAAGTATCATTATTGTATACCAACCAATCAAATAATTCAGCATAATCTGATTCTTCATCTGTTTCAATTATATTAGCAAGATACTCTGATTCATCCTTACGCCAATCTGCATCATCATTAGGTAACTTGCGATCACTAGCCATCAGGAATAATTGTACTGCGTCATGGTGTTTACCATATGCAACTTCATTTAAATATCTACAATCATCCACAATAACTAAAGTTTCCCAATATTTATTACCCACTTTTAAGAGCTTAATCTCTTCAGCCATTACTTCTAATAAGTCATGGTGAAATCGTTTCACCCAATGATCCTTATCTTCTAATCTTTTTTCTCTTCCAACCTGTTGACAATATTCTCTATACTTCTCAGGCTGTTCTTCTTTTCCATAACCCAAAGACTTTGCTTCTCGTTTTAAAGCACCTGCAAAAGACATAAGCTTTGGTCGTAGACCGCTGTTAAAAGCAAACTCGGCTATATGCTTAGCCAAAGTAGTCTTTCCAACGCCAGCCTTTCCTCCTATTAAAATTAGGTGCATTTTGTATCTCCTTGTATAAGTTTGCGGGTATCGCAAAATTACCCACAGGTAATCCTATGTCTTGTAATATGTGACACACCGCAGTTGTACAAGTTTTTGTTTTTCTTACAAATAAAAATCTGGTAATGAAATACCATAAACTTAATCGCCATCTTGTTCCAACGTAAGATGGAAATAAAAACTTATCAATCTTGCTAACATCAAACTCAAACTCTCCCAATTCAATCATGATATCCGCCTTACCAAAGTAACTGTAAACAGCATCTGTAGGATAAAAGGCGGCTTGTCTATTCTCAGTACACAATAAAGTGAGATCTAAACCCTTACAATAAATTCTAATATCACAATGAGTATAGGGTATACTAGAGAAAAACTTGAATATCCATTGTCCAATATTCAATTCTTTCTCTTTAAGTTCTTTTGGTCTTAAAGCTGGATTAGTCCAATGAAAGAAACCAACAGAAACATGGAATCTATTCATAGAAAATTGACAAGCCTAGTGCAACAGCCAAAGCATGTTCCATTCTAGCCCCTAAGCTTTCCTCCCAGCCTTTTAACATATAGATACTATGGACCTCAAACAATGCTTCTACATCCCGTTTCAAGGCTTCTTTTAATTCTTCTTTAGTCATATCTTTAGATGGATCTATCCCGTAAATTCTATCCATTTCTGCTGGATTAACAGGATCCCAAACCATCTTTCTAATTAAACGCTTCTCTGCTCTATCAAAAGCCTCATGATTGAGGTTCTTCCGTCCTCGCATTGGACCAGCTATATAAACTTTAATTTTACTGTACTCTTTATGTGGTATATCTATTAATGACATTCTGCCCAATTCCTTCCAACAATATAATTACCATCTAATTCAATTTTACAATCGAGTCGCTCTCCTGCTTCTCTTATACTATCACACCCCATCTTACCTATATTATCTGCTACATCTTTCTTAGCCTCAAGTTGCCATTCATCATGTACAGTAGCTATAAATCTAGCTGCACCCTCCAAACCTGCTCGCTTAATCTTCCTGTCTAATATACATTGAGCAAGTTTCATTATAATAGCTCCGTCACCCTGTAGCTGGACATTGAGTGCAGCATGTACCGAACGACATGGAACTTCGCGGCCATCTAGCAACTGTATTGTACCAGATTTACTCACCTGAAACTTACAATTCTGAATTACTTTCTTTAAAGCTGGCAACTTTTGCAGGAATTGTGCCTTAAGATTCTTTCCGACCGCAGCGGTTTGTCCCACGATCTTTCCAATCTTAGCATCACCAGCCCCATATATAAAACCATAGAAGAAAGTTTTTGCCGCATTTCTGGAGGGCAATCCAGCAAGCCTCTGATTCTCATCATGAATATCCTTTTCTATAATAATTTTTCCGTAGTTACCACGATCATAAGGATACATTCTACTAGCTAACATTCTAGCTTCCAATCCCTGTGCATCAATACCAACTTGAACCCAACCATCTTTAGGTATGAACAAAGCTCTTGCTCGTTTATCGCTACTTACTTGTTGGAGATTAGGTTGGCTTGCGGTCATGCGACCTGTCACAGTACCTTGTGGATTAATAGAACCATGTATACGACCATCTCTTGAATTAGATGCACGAGTAACCCAATCAGTTACCTGCCCCATTAGCTTAATAATGTTAAAGTATTCAACCAGTTTCTTAGCCTCAGGATATTTTAACTTCTTGAGTACAGCCTCATCTACCTTCGGGTTTCCCTTTTCGGTTTGAGGTGCTTTCCATCCATACTTTTCCTTCAGTCTCTCAGCTATTTGCTTTCTAGAGCCGGGGTTGAAGATAGTTATCTTATCCTTTAATCTCTTACCAGTCTTATCTGAGAATCGTGTTTGAACAACAGGAGGAAAGATGTCTTTTAGGTCTTCTCGTATATCCTCTGATCTCTTCTCTAGCTTGGTTAACAACTCCTTACCCTTTGGTAAGTCAAAGTTAAAACCATTAGCCGTTTGATTAGCGATGATCTCAGTAATGATATGTTCAAACCTAACAATCTTTATGTTAGCCTTAATAAAATCTAATTGATACTTATAGATCTTATGATTGAGGGACACATCCCCTCGACAATAGCCTATCATTTTCTCGTTGAATGCTGCCCACCCACCATCATATTCTAACTTAGGGTAGTTAAGATATGTTCCCCAACAATCTAGTGAGTTACCCGTTAGAGGGTGTTGAGATTTATCTGGAAACATTAACTTACTAATAATAAGAGTGTCTAATGCTCTTGTCAAAGAACTTAGGATAGGTCCGTAGATACGCTCCAATAGAGGAATGTCATACATCAGAATGTTATGACCTATAATAACATCAGCATTCCTTAGCTCCTCTACCCCCTCTTCTATCTCACAAGGTCCATATTCTTTATACTCACCAGTGTCTAGGTTCTTCGTTACCATACAGTATACGGTATCCGCTTCTTTAAACACCTGACCTTTAGAGTTCAATACAACTTCTGTTAAACCATTTGCTTCAATATCAAATACGATCCGGTTCATAAGGATCTCCTAAAAGTAACGCCAGCTTCCTTTTCGTTCCCATTCATGAGGGGACTCAGCTTCATTTCCCATAAACCTAACATGAGAATAACTTCGTCCATCACTATGTAATACATAAATATAGTGGTGATTATCATGCTCGTATGAGATTTTAATCTTATCTAAAGACCTGTCTACATTGACTGGTACTTTAAAAGAATCTTCCCCGATTGCCATAGAGATTTGATGATCCCCGTCAGGTAATATAGTAACATCCTGTGTTAGATTAACCGTACTCTCATGGTCTATCAGTTCCATCTTAGGTGTTTGTTCTTCAGCCATTGTTATCCCCTGCTTCTATTGGTTGAAATAAAGTTTGGCCGGTATCATCAATAGCATGATCAATCTCTTCCAAACGACCAGTCTTTCTATCGTAAAAGAGTGTACTAGCAATACCAGCACGGCCAGTAAGTCTATTCTTTAGTACCCGAACTATGGTAGTATTGGCTATGTTCTCATCAGGGTTCTGACGATCTCTTTCCAAACCAACAACAACATTAGGTACAGAAGCTAGGCTTCCTGAGCCTCGTAAATCCTGCAAGGTAATACGATCACCCTCTTCATAAGCTTTATTAGTCTTACGTAACTGAGACACAACATCAATGCGTACTCCAGTACGAGAAACCAACGACCTCAGTTCCTTCATGATGTTATCAATCAAGAGTCGCTCTGAGTTACCACCATCGAAATCAGTGGCAGCATTCATTAAACCAGTAGCAGCAGCCGTGATATGATCTAACACAATGACATCAACCTTAAGGGATACAGCCATGTATTCCATGCGAGCGCATAGATTCTTCAGTGCATTATTACCAAGATGATCATAGATGTAGAAGGATGTTTCATTAAGCTTACTTCTTGCTTCAGCATACTCCTCATCCGAAAGCTCATCAATAATATCCATATGAATTGGCGGCTTTCCCATCTTATCCCTAAGTTCGTTCATAAGCCTAACAGCCTTAATAGCACGAACAGGTTTATTAATCATTAGAGAAATCATATCATCCATAGTTTCCTGTGGTGCTTCCTCTAACATAATAGCACCAACACTACGGTCTTCCTCAAGATGATGGTGCATAACTTCTCTTAAGATTGTAGACTTACCAGAGCCAGTACCTGAAGCCCACAGTGTAACCTCTCCTGATCTTTGACCAATGAGAAACTCTGTCAGCCTAGTGAATGGGAAGGGATATACCCTAGTCTTTGAGAAATCAGATTGATCTGCTATCTTAGAAACATGAATGATCTCATCGGGAGAATAGCTCTGTGCTTCCCAAAGAGCGGATACTAACTCACTACCTTGTCCATTAACAAGACACTCATTAGCATCCTTGCCGGGAATACTAGCAATCTTACACTTACCCGGAGGCAGAAGTTCCGCAACCTCATTCATAGCCTTTTGTCCAGCTTCATCCTGATCAAACGCCAAGACTATTTCTTGATAGGAAACTAACCACTCAAGATTATCTTTCACAGCCTTACCTGCTCCAGCCGCACCATTAGGTAATGACACAACAGGCCATCGTCCTCCTAGTGCTTGGTTACAAGTCATACAATCATACTCACCCTCAGTAATGATGACTCTCTTGCCACCGTTTCTCCAAAGATGTTGGCCCCACATGGTTGGCTTATAACTATTACCAATCCACCTAAAGGATTTATTAGCTCCACGTACATGCTGAGCTATCATGATCCCATCATTAAAGAAGGGAGCAATCTCTTTTCTTTGCCCGTTAACCTCGGCTACTTGGTAGCCATACTTTTTAGCAATCTCCGCTGTAATTCCACGGGACTTGAGGGCAATACAATCACCCTGAATAAAATTAGCGGACGTTCCTTCAATTACATTTGTCATCTTTGTGGTATTATCTCCCTTTACGTAGAAGCCACAACTAAAGCAATAACTGTGACCATCATCATAGACAGCTAAGTTATCACTGGAAGTATCTAGCCCCTTTACTGCACATTGGGGGCATCTGTCTCGGTTAACCACCGTTCCTTTGTCTTCATAATCTTTCATCTCGTATCTCCGAATTAGTCTTCGATTTTTTCATAACCCTACCCACCCCAACAACATCATCAGTCTTCATAATAACAGCATCAATTTTATCGTGACCTAGTTCCTTTGCAATTAACACTCTATTGTTACCCTTCATTACTACCATAACCTCAGAAAGATTATCCCAATCCGGGGGATTCTCTTTTAAGATACCTTTAAGACCTCTGAAAAGACTATTAGAGATCATATGGTCAAGTCTTTCTTTAGAGAAAGGTACTATTAGTATAGGATCTAGCATATAACCATCATTAGATATCTCTATTTTTAGTTTGTCATAGAAATCTTGTTGTTCAGGGGGTTCAACCATACATCTTAAGCCATCCAACTCCACCTCAACTACTTCCATGTTTCCATACGACGTATACTGACTGCTTAGGGTTGTCATATTAGTTTCTAATTCCACTTATTACCTTAGCAATATTCTCAATATCCGCAATACTTTGATACGATAATACTTCCCCATCAGTATAGTCGAAATTTATATTTCCTTTAGGATCTAGAACAGCAACCTCAAACGTACCCTCATTAGAATTTGTACCGGGTCCGCTGACAAGAGATAGTCCCCAACCATTCTTGAAATCCATACGATCACGAAACTTTTGTCTGTCCATAGTATTTCTCCTAAATGGGCCAGCCCGGATTCGAACCGGGGACCGAACGATTATGAGCCGTTTGCTCTGACCGCTGAGCTACTGGCCCGTAGAGGTCTCTTTACCCGGCCACGGCTTTCCTCATTGCCGACAGGAGGGTTAGGTAGCCTGCGCCATCCGGTGAAGGCCGGGGTATATAGTACCCTCGGTGGGATTCGAACCCACACTGTATGGATTTTAAGTCCATTGCCTCTGCCGTTGGGCTACGAGGGCAATGAGAAGACGAGGGTTGGCTTGCCATTATCACAGGACGAAGCCAACCCCCATCCCCTACAACTTATCAACTCCAATAAGGAAGTAGCCGGGTTCACCAGCTTCGGCCCATTGTTTAGTAATGTATAACTTATGAATTTGAGAATCATCAACCCAAAGTTTCTTATTCAGAACATCCAAGACAGCCTTAGCAAAATTATCTACGTCTGCCTTTGGATATTCTAGTTTAGTTTTCTTAGGTCGAGTAATAAACAACTCCAAGTCTACAATAATTGGACCTTCGATAAGCTCGAAATCCGTACCTAGAACTTCATACACTTCTTCTGCACACTCCGCCCTGAATTTCTTATATGGTCCAGTAAAGTATGCACCATACCTAGAAACACGGGGTCTACTGGCTGCTATGGGATTAATATTAAATCTCCACTCTGGCACAGCTAGACTCCTATCAGAACGGGAGATCCTCAGTATCTCCAGCGTCAGTGTTTACAATAGTTTCGGCCTTATGCTCAGAACCATCGAAACCATCTGTAGCTTCAAAGCCACCAGTAAAGTCTCGTTCTGCCTTCTCAATAATCTGAACACCATTAAGGAACATGCTCAGAGAATTATCACGCTCAATGACGACAGGAGTAAGCCTAAGCTTAACCCTATCACCACCATAAGGAGTAGCCGTCGTAGGCTTTGCTGACGCATCAACGCACGGAAATGCATGGACTTCCTTTCTAACAAAGATCTTAGTCTTTGACTTGAGTGTACTAATCCCATCATCCTCAGTTTTAAGACTATTAATTTTAGTGCATCCCAATTCCTTGGCGACATCATCCATGTACTGCATGGTTTCGTCATCAAGAATTACAGTGATGTTGTGATTAGCCGAGTCAAGACCAAACTTGCTATCCGGCTTGTGTAGGTGTGACCAACGAACCTCAAGATCCTCAGTCACAAAAGAATTACCGCGCTTCATCGTTAGCTTCTCCTTCTTCAGTAGCTTCCATTTTAGTACCTTCAGTTACAATATTAGTAATCGTCTGGTTAATTCCGTCTGCCAGTTCATTCAACGCACGACTGATGTTACCAAGAAATGATAGCACAGCCTCCGTTTTAATTCCGGGCGGTAGTGACGGCCCCTGATCGGGGGTATCCTTTTTATCTTCATTCATAACCATTGTATCCTCCGACAATTCAATTCTCCTTGTCTAAAACTTCTAAATACGGATGACCATCTATAACTACACCTACAGAAACAATCGGTTTCTTCATATGATTTTTAGCGTAGTTCATAACAACATGCCCTGCATCTATTCCACACCCTACATTCATACCAAATATATGGTTTCCAACTGGTGTCTTCAACCATTGTATACCAGCAACACTATGGGTGTGACCCATAACCCAAGAATTTCCTGTAAGTTTTGCAGAATTAAATGCAGGGGCTATACCACTAGTTCCTGTACCATGAGAATAATTAACACCATCTATCTGTGTGGTATATTCCCACTTCCAATGTGGAGTACCCCATAACTCTCTATAGTTTTTAAGATATACAGTAGGGATACCGACATCAGCATTCAATCTAATAACCCGCTCGTCATGATTTCCAATCATAACATCTGCCACAGGAAACAATCGTTTCCATCTTTTAATAGTCTCCACTATATTCCAATACTCATGCATCGCAGAATCAGACTCAGGGTGTTTCTTATGAAACGAGATAGCATGGTGGTCTACTATATCCCCAATGAACACTGTTTTGTTTGTCTTATATTTTCGTTTAATAAGCTTTACAAAATCAAAGTATTCAGGATGCTCAGCAGGTAGGTGGAGATCACCTATTACTAGAACTCTTGACATCTTGTTTATCCTTACAAAATCTATTTCTATAATCCTGCTGCCATTGTGTTGCAATGGGTGGCAGGTCAGCACGCTTCCGTGTACCGGGCTTAGGGTACGCTTTCACGAAGTCTCCATTAGCATCAACCTCATGAACCCATTCCTCATAATAAGCCTTGACTGGCTTATATACATCCAGCTTACCATTACGATGCTTCTGTTGAATTTTATTAATCGGTTTCTTCATCGTCAAAATCCTCCGGGTCGTTTATTATAATATCTAAATCTAAGATAATGATCTCATCATTAGAGATTATGTAGTCTCCATCCTCAATCAGAATCAAAGTCGAACTCAAATCCGTCTTCGTCATCATCATCTAAACCATCCTCAGGAATAAAGACATTAATATGTAGCCCCTTAACTGGAGCTAGTTTCTGTACAAAGAAAGTGGCTGCAAGGTTTGTTAAGAATATACGGGACAATTCCTTGGATGGAAAGGTAAAGGTTATATCTTTATTTCCTCTACAATTCCTCACCAAGTTAACCGTATAACTTATAGCTTCTTCCATCTCATGTTCACTGTCTATCAACCTCATCGTCATGATTTTGCCCCCTTCTTAAAGTTGACATCTCAATAATAATCTCCCGGGGAATACTATGAACCGTTCCTGTCGTATCCTCCCCAACTGTATCCGTGAATGCTACATACTCCTCATTCTCAAATAAAATATAACCTACATTTTTAATCTGAGGTAAAGGTTCTGTGGCATATGAATACGCTTCCTCTACTGTGACCCACTCAGGACCACCCTGAGAATGAGCGTCAACCCAAATGATTTCCCTTATCTCAAGCAAAGAGGTAATCAGATCTGAGAACTCTTTCAATTTCGAATTGTCCTCTTTCGGGCAGCTCTGGCAATGACAATCCGAGTTGTTCTTCAACATCCTCCTTGAGTCTCTGTAGCTGGTCTTCCTTATGCATTTCATAAAATTCTTCCCTTATGAATGGTACTAATAAATCCATATCTGGAGCAGGACAACCATAGGAATCATGAACCATAGAGAACTGGTACATTCCATTCATTATAGCACGATACACTGTACAGAATAAATGACTGGCATCTAAACTATGTATCCAGTTAGGTGATATAGCCTGCATAACTGCCTTGCGATCCACATCCGTCTGACTATGGGTAGCAAAGATTAATTCTTTTTTATTAAATAACTCAGCAAAGCTACGACGCTTCGTTGGTTTGAAGTAAGCATGGACCACACGGAATCCTGATGGTGTGGTATAAACAATGTGTTCATTAAGATTACTTGCTATCTCCCCAATCTTCCTAAGATATTCCTTACCCTTGTTAGGCATGACTAAAGATTCTTCTAACCCAGCTTTTATAGCTCGGGCTAGTTCAGTAATAGCTGCATTCTGAGAATCCTTAGGCATCCAATCCAAGTGTCCCTCAGTTTTAAGATACCGCTGTATACCATAGAATGTAAGACCATATGGTTCACACATAGTACTACGCTTTGTAACTTTTCTTGGTATCTTATGTTTCCAATGAACGAGAAAATCATCATACAATGATACCTCTTCTTTAGTTTTATCGCAGAATACTGTAACCTTATCGGCAATAAACTGATAGAGATCTTGAGGTAAATCATTAACATCTACGTTAGTCAGCTTGGCAATGACCTCATCTCTCATTATAGAGGACCAATGCTGAGAGCCATTGCACGCCCCATCAACCTGAACAGGAACCTGTGTTAAACCATCCTCCCTGAACAAATCAAATATTGCGGCAAGCCTTTGGAACGATGGGTTCTTTTTTGTTTTATCTGAAACCCACTCTTTATTTTCATAGGGATCATTATTGATAGCCCGTAACATCTCAATGTTATCATCAACCCATTTAACTCTGTCGGCAAACGAACCCTTATCCTCATCAAACAGGTTCGCTATATGTATCTTAAGCCACCTCACCCCACCTGTGGTTTGTTGTCTTGGTTCAGCAAACATAATTAAACCGACATCTAAATCAGAACCCTGACAAGACAATAGCTCACAGGTAGAATACGCCCTACCCCTAAAATCTAGTGTGTAAGGCATGTACCAAAATTCATACTTTGATAATTCCTTGGCGAGATTTAGTCTAACAAGCAAACGACAACGGTGTTGCTCGGACTTAAACCAGTCACCCCAATGTTCTTCTCTTGCCACGCACCACTTGGCCTGTTCTTCTTTAGATCCATCTTCAGGATAAGGTTCATTAAACATAAACACATCTAAAGAGAAAGCCGGAAGGTTTGCAAGACAAGTATTATTTTTAAAGAGATTCTCCATTACCCCCAAGACCTTTGGATTCACAGTCCACTCGGTCTGCATCATGGCATTTAAACCATCTAACACAAGCTGACTAGGTTGAGAGAAACTCTGAGGCTTTAAATAACCTTCTTCGTAATCTGAAAGATACCTCTGGACAACTTCCTTACGGGACCAGTGATTAAGATAACCACCACTGGCTTGTAAGGTGTGATCGACAGGAGGTACTATCATAGGTCGATACAATAAATTCTTAGACTCAAGTATTGCATGTTTATCATGGAGATCCCTAAGTATATCAGGTCGTAGGGTAATAAACAAACGCTTTCTCCACATCTTACCCCCACCATATCGTTGGGATAGCATTAGAAAAATACCAGAGGTTTCTGCAATACGAAGCATATGATGTCCAAAGTCTTGTCTTCGTTTTAAGGATACGTTTTGTAGACAACCTACCTTAATAGAGAAGGCCCGGCATCTTTTAGTTGTCCAGTTCTTTATAAACTTGGATTGCCTTTGCCAATCGTTTTTAAAATCTTCTTTAGATTGTTGATAAGCTATGATAGCAAAGGCTTCTTGGGAAATAATATTCGATAGTTTTTGTGCAGTAGGTAATGGATAGGCAGGGTTCATCAACCCTGAGAATTCCTTATCCCTGAACATGGCTGATCGTAACCATTCCCTAATGAAACATCTTAGGGTTAGGTCAGCCATCTTAGGCGCACCTAAAGCCAACAGTGGTATTAACCAAGTAGGTGTCTTATGGTTACTACATAATTTATCTATCCATTCTTGATAGAAAGGGGTGAGGTGGACTACCGTAGCATCAAGTAACTGTTGCTCCGGTAGCCCTTCATCTGGTGAACGCTCATAGTCTTTCCAGTAGCGAGCGATTCCACCCATTATCATCTCCTCTTCCATGAGATTTTGAGTAGATATCCTCTCGCCTCTGTCTTGTTCTGAGAGTTTGTCCCATAATTGCATAAGGATCTCCTTTGTCAGTAAGTAGTATACTACTATACCCGGTTATAGGGAATACCTAATACAATCATTAGGACCAGCCAAATGCCTCACCCCGTAATATCAAATAGCAGCAAGAGCCTTGCGCATAACCTTCATCGAGTTACTAGCACCCTTGCCAAACAGGTTCCTATCAATTCTAGCAGCGGTAGCCATCTGACGACCACGCTTGGCCTTCCTGTGCTGGAGCCAGTTGGTCACAGCATTAGCAGCCATCCAAGGCGTAGGATTGGACCCAAGATCAGAACGCTCACTATCAAATGTCTGACTCCAAGAATTCAAGGTAGTCATAGCGTGCTTATAGGTATTATCCTCGGCCTCAGTCTGAGGATTGGGATTAACATCCTTCTCCTCAATCATCTGGTAGCAGTCAAGCCAGAACTTAGTGATACTGTCCTTGTCCCAATTAACGGAGGTCAACTGTTGTACATTCTCTCTAAAGAATTTACCAGTCTCACGAAAGTAAGACAATGCTTGCCTCGCTTGAGCCATCTTGTCTGCCATATCACCATTATGAGTAAACCTAAACATATTACGGCTACTCTGAGACAAAGCCATGTTCAAAGTGTTCTCACACACAATCCGAATACTAGTAGGCAACCCACTAAGAGCCAGTGTACCATCATGTCCATTACAGAGGCAAAGATACTGATCAACAGTATCATTGAATCCATCAGCCATGAAAGAATCGGCCCTAAGAAGGGTATAAATTCTAGCACCGTTCCTAAGGGAACCAAAAGATTCCACATGAGTATCATCACCAGCAAGACTATAAGCGAGTTCTGCCAGTTCTGCATTTTGTACTACCTTATACTCTTTACCAACCCAACCAAGCACATCGCCCGTATCAGATCGGACATTAGCCACTCGGTCACTGGTAGATCCCGATACATTTTCACCTTCATCATTACGATAAAAGTATTCAATATAGGTAGAAGGCTTAACTGTCCAGTCCAAACCTGCTTCAACCAAAGCTTCTCTAGGGGAGAGAATGGTATTAGTCACAGTACCAAGACCGTGCCATGCTTTCTTACCATAATATACAGCCGAATCATTTTCTGTCATTTCATGCGACATATTTTTTCCTATTCGTGTTCGATTTCATACTTTACAAACCACTTCTTAGCACCAAGATACTTGATACCACTAAGACTAGCGTGAATCGTTACATCATAGCCTCTATTATCATCAATAAAGGCTTGAGTATAACGATTGAAATACAAAGGCAACCAATCCTCATTCTCAAGTAGATTCTTACCGCTAAGATCCACCTCAAACTCAACCTCTGGGTTCTCTAAAACGGGTTGCCAATTTACATCCCTTTCCTTACTACCCCAAAACTCATAGTGTCCGATACCCTGATCTTCTTCGGTCCACTCAAGTAATCCTAGTACTGCCTCTTGAATGTCAAAGATTTCAGGCATCTTGTCTCTCCTCAAAGGTACTCATCCATTCCGAAAGGAACCGAGTAGCATCCTTACTACCAATATCAAACTGTTCTTGGATGTAGTTTCCAGCACCAAACATATTAACTACGCCTAGTTCTCTAACGTGATCCAAAAACTGATTTACTTCATCCTGTGTGGGTAATTCATCCATTACTCATATCCTTTGGTAATTTTCTTGGTTCATATATACCTTGAAAGAACCTATCCAAATGTCTAACGGCCAACACAGCCTCACCCTTGTCAGAAAATATAGCCAACTCACGGGTGTAAGACGAATACTCAGGTTCAGATTCTACCATTGATTCATGGTAAAACCAAGAATCATTCTCGGTATTATATAAACCCCAACGTGGTTTAGTCATCCAACTCTTCCATCTTCTTATTAAATTCTTCAATCGAAATGTTCCCAACGGCAAAGTCATAACGTAAGCCATACTCAGCAGCAGAGATATTCCTTGGTCTTTGGTCATCACCCTTACCAGACCCATGATCGGGTTTGTTCATGTTAAAGGGTGTCCAATTCTTACGCTTTGCTGCATCAGCACTCTTGTCACCCGCAGCATAATCACGTTTTGCGGCTAGGTTTTTATTTAGTTGACGCTGTTGCGCCCTAGAGAATTTATATTCGCCTTCTTCTTCAGTCATTTAAATCCTCCCAACCCTTTGCCCATTGTTCTGCGGTTTTAGGGTCAAGTCCAGTGAGTTCACCGATTCTTTCCCAATCAGGTTCCTCACCTTTATACCAAGCAGCGGACGCAAGTTCCCAGCATTCATACGCAGTTTCTTTTACTCGTCCCATTTACTGATCTCACCTTCTAAATTCTTGATGGCATCGTCACATACCTGAATAGCAGCCGATAGGGCTAGGTCCATCCTATCCATAACACCATTCATTTTACCATGATTTTGATCTAGTTGGTGCAACAAATCTTCAATTTTGTCTAAAGTTTTTTCGTCCATGTAATATTCCTCACATTGTATCTGACAATCGAAGTCGTCAAGGGGTACATCTATTCTACACCTATGAATTTTCATAACATTCCTTTCAACACGCCCGGCAGGATTCGAACCTGCGACCTACGGCTTAGAAGGCCGTTGCTCTATCCACTGAGCCACGGGCGCATCACCTGAAGATCAAGTAGATAACAGTACCAAGTAGCATTATATCAGCAAAGATAGACCAAGCGATATAGGTTTTGAAAGAAAACGAAAGTATCAACTTGGAATAATTCTTCTTCATGGTCGGTTCCTCCTATATACCTAAGGGATACCAGAGTCAAGGTCGGTGGGTAAACTATTCCCACAAGCCATAGCCAAAGAGTCCACCACTAGTAAGTTGGTTTTTATTGGCCTCTAAAGCCTGACTGCTGCTCCGCATTGATCCATCCGCAGAGGGACTCTCTCGTTGCTTTACAACACCTTTGTCTCCTAGTGTACCAAGACATATTCAGTCACAACTACGCATCGGTGGTTGCTATCCACATGTAGACGGATGCGTAACTCTGATATCCCTTGGATATATAGAAAAGGAACAGTAGAGGGAATCGAACCCTCCATTACCGGCTACCATGTTGCAACATGGACACCTTGCAAGTGTAATTTTCCTTGCCGGTAATCACAACCAGTGATCTGTATAGTAAATAAGCAGTTTATTTCAGACTCCTCATGCTCAGGAGAGTTTGATTCCAGCAATGATCATCCTCAAGATAGATTAGTCTTTGTCTCGCCTTGCAAGGCTCGTTAGCCAGCAATGTCCGACAAGCAGGGTATCTGTCGCTGGACATCAACAATGGCAATACCATTGTCATATAGTTTCCTCCCTACTAGGTGTAGTCCAGAGTTTGTCGGACCTACATCGCTAATAGGGAACGCTTTGGGCTTACATTCTATTTATACTCGCCCAAACGAGTGGTCTTATGACTCTTGGCGATTCAGCCTCACCTATGCCAACCAGCCCCATACCGCGCCCGTCATAGGATAGGTCAAGGATTCAATAAGAGAATAGTACATACAATCCTTGAGAAGTAACTAATCTCTGCGTTCGTAAGGGGGACAACGAACGCTAAGCCGTTGCTTTTTGCTTACGCTTGAAGAACTTCAGGAGGGGGTTCCTCCCTTTGGTAGAACTAGGGCTATCACATATGCACCCACGTTCATGTAATGCGTCGTAAGCACCGTTCAATTCGGCTTCATAAGCCCACTCTCCAGTACGCTTATAGCAAACCAAAAACCTCCCGTGTATCGGGTGTAATACCGACACTTGGTTATATCTAAACTCGACCGTGAACCCGGCCAGCGTGAATCTATCTAGTACATTCATTAGTTTTTCCTACCTGCTCTACGCAGGCCATACTTGTTTTTCTTGGATCTTCTAGGCTTGCCTTTCTTTTGCAGCCTAGATACATGCGTCCTCAATGCTTCGGTTACTCTAGACATTAGGTTTATCTTTCTTAACTAACGCCTTCCTAACAGCATCAGTCAAAACATTGGCGTGTAATCGCATATACTTACGGTCCTTAGCGTTAGTATTCCTGCGATCAAAGAAGGTTCGATCTATCAATCGGGTATAGATCCTCTTGTTTTTCCACATAATACTCACACTATAGTCTCTCTTACGATCAAAGAGAAATACCTCCCACTCATAGGCATTTAAGGGGAGTCGCTTATATACCTTAAGCGTCAGACCCTCGTGGATAAGTATAAGAGTATCCTTGAGGAACTCACGATACGAAGCGTTCTTCATAACACACCTCACATGAACATGAACTCAGATTCCAGAACGTCATCAATACACAAGTCACCGAACTCAGGCAACTCAACATCATACGTTTCAGCGAGAGCTACCAGTGGTGACTCCCTATACAGAGCCACGAACATAGCAGGAATTACACCGCGTACAGCGGGTACATCCTTAGGCAACATAGCAAGACAGTCATGTATACCAGCAATACTGATAACACCATGACCTGTAATCGCCTTCCAGATACACAGTTGTAAGTGACATCCATCCATTGAGTGAGTGAAGTTAGGAGGTCCAGCGGTGCAAGACTTCCGTACATTCAACTCATCGTCAAACTTGAAGAACTTCAAGGACGAACAAGAATCGTCATCGAAGCGTTTACTAGCCGTAAGCGTACACTCTACACGATTGTTCTTAAAGTTCTCAACCCTAAGACCAGCCGCAGTAGTCCACACCATAGGCTCACCATCTTCCGCAGCAGCCTTAACACATGCCTTGATAAAGTCCATGTAGTTAAGGATACTCGGGACCACAGTTAACAACGACTTGCGATACCGACTGGCAAGTTTCATAGCAACATCGAATTGTAACTCTACATCAATGTCTAACTTACCGATGGGACTGTCAGGTGCAGCAACCACCATCCACTCCGGTTCATCTTCAGTACCTGCGTTATGCCAAGTCTTATCACCCATGAAATTCTTACCGATACGTAGTACTGTACCACCGTAAGGAATAATCATTACCGGGTCTTTGGCAACACTGGCGTTGTTAACTACATCATCCTCAGCGATAAACATATCAACGTAATCGTGATCGTCCTCACCCGCAGACCAAGCACGACGGTTCTCCTCACAAATATCCTCTCGGAAGTTATGAGGCAACCCTGTGTCATTAGGCACAAGGTTAACACGCCATGCTCCATCGGCATCGAGTAGGGCAGCATTCGAGTGCTGGTTGTTAGACGAAGTTGCATCAAGCCTAACGGGTAGGTTCCAAGTGCCATCCTCAAGGGCTTCACTCAACGAATTACACGCTGCGAAGCACCGGAAAGTACCAGCACCCTTACCAAACCCATCCCACCAAGCATCCAGATGTTTCAAAGGATCTTTCGAGATAGCAACGAGTTGCTTCTCATTATCCTCAGTCCACTGAACACGATCTTCAAATCGCATCTTGTCCAGTTTCTTACCTTCTGCTATTGGCAGGCCAGAACACGCATTGGCAACCTGAACCCTTGCCCAGAACCAGTCACGCATCGTGGACAGTTGCTGCTTCTCATGAAACCTCAACACGCCTTGGCATAGGTCATTACCTTGCGGTGACAATACATCGCTAAGGTAGTACAACCTGCCTCGGTTATCCAGATACACAACCAGCCAGAATGGGATGCCAAGCATCTCAGACGCTACCTGTAGGCAAACGCTGTGCGAATACTTGTTGACCTCAGACTCATAAGGCAGCAAGGTATACTTGGCTACCTCAAGGGTCCACTCATCAACTACCCAAGCCGTATTTTGTAGTGCGTTCATAGCAGCCACAATTTTCTGGCCCACAACATTCTGCCATGTACCATGACTAATGCCGTGGCGAAGGGCATCTGTAAGGTATCCACCCGGCTCCTCTATTGTATGAGGAACAGGAGGGACAATCATAGGCCGACGATTCATGCCGACCAGACCCCACAGATCATACTCGTCCAGCATACCAGTCAAGTACGAAGTAAGGCGAACGACTGTAGCATCCTCACGCTTGTTAGTCCACAGGCTAATCAGTCCAGCCTGTCGGCAAGCATGTAAGACGTTCCAAGCCAACGCCAAACGATCATCTCTGCTCATGTCAGAACATAGCCAAAGCAACCGCTGTGATATTTCATTCACAACAGGGTGTGCTTGAGCCGTGTTACCTGACTTGGAAACCTTGTCCATTGTCGCACATAAGGCTATGTGTGATACGTTTCGGGTTCCGAGATGTCGCACAATCCTGACCCACTTGGGCAAGCGTTGAAAGGATGACATCACAACCTCAAGGGCTTCCTCTAGATGGTCAACGATAGGGTTAGGATTATTACCTGACCCCACGATTTCCATTTCAAGGTCACGCTGACGGTCCAATGTAGCATCCAATACTCTAGTCATTGGCTTACTCCTCATATGTTTGAGGGTTTCATTAAGAGCCTTTTACTGACATGCTCAGGTCATGCACAGTGCTATCAGCCGAGGTCTGCTGTCATTACCGCAGACTTGTTAGTGTTACGACGCTTCGGACGATTGGACTTAGTGATTCCAGTCCGCTCATCTACTTGCTCAAACCAGTTGCCGGGCTTGCCAATCTTGAATCCCTGTTCGGCCAGCCCTTCGTTCAGGCTATAGACGGCTTCCTTGTAGTCGTTACCAATTCCACATGCTCCCGTAAGATCATGCTTCTTGGCCTTCTTCTTGTAGGTGCCGTCTTTCTTCTGAACCCCTGTACCAAGGATCTCTAGCATGATGCCGTCATCGGTAAGCGTTTGACGAACCATCATACCTTTCAGGTACTCAGTCTTGGCCTGTATTGGGGAGACAGGCTCCACCTCAGGCTGCTGATTCCCAAGGATCTGCTGAACCAGTGTCTTGCTCCGCAACTTGCTTGAAGCACCAACACCAGCCAACCCCTTGAGTTGCTCACGAGGCATAGCCGTCAACGTCGCCTCCGTAAACACGGGAGGTGCATCAACCGACTTCACCTTGCGAGTCTTCTTCGCCGCCTTTGGCTTGCCTGTCGGAACACCGCCAGCCTTTGCAGCAGCCAGTTCAGCCTCAAGTTGAGCAATACGCTCAGCGTTGCTGTCTTGGGCAGGCTGCTCATCGGTCAACGGATTTCCCTCATGGTCAAGGCCCAACTCCTCCAGCCGCTTGATAGCGAACCGGCTACCGTTATTGTGACGGCGTACCAGTTCAGCCACAGCCTTAGGATTACCCTTGGCTACGAGTTCTTGTCCAGACAGTTGAATCATCTTCTTAGCCATTTTACGTATGTTCCTTATCGTCATGGCGTTTACATGGGTGGGTACACACAGCCCTGTGCCGTGGCCCCTTTGGTAGAACTAGACTATCACGTACGTACATACATACGTGTGGTGTGTCCGGTCCCCTTTGGTAGAACTAGACTATCACGTACGTACATAGGTATCTACCTACCTGTGTACGTATGTATATACTATTGGCGATTCCTTTTGTAATGTTCCCGAGCCTCTTTATGTTTATCCTCAAACTCCTCTAATACAGTAAACTCCTTACGTTGGAGGATTGTTTGTGCCGCTTCTCTACACTCAGGATCTTCAAGTATAAAGTGCCTGAGTTTGCATATGATTTTACTCAGGGTTTGCCTTACGGTTTCCTTCGTGTTGTGGTCGCCCGATTCAGGGTGAGGGTCAGCATTCAACTCATCGGCAATAGCCTGATGCGTCATACCCTCACGCATAGATACAGGGCGAGACATTGGGGCGAACTTCTTACCCATCGTTGCCTCCTGAGTCAAGTGCCTGCTTGAGTCCTGCTTCTACACCCAATTCAAATGCAATACAGGCTGGACCTATCCCACAAGATTCCAAGACAAGGCCCGGAGGACACAGTGCCAACCAACCTTGAAGCATTCTATCTTTCAATGCTTCTTGGAATAGGTCAGCCAAAAGCAAGGGACATAGATTGTCAGATTTCATTTGCTTGCCCATTACAATTCCTTTACCTCCTGAAGTATCAACATCAAACAAAGAACAATAAACGATACACTAACGAAACACAATACCAATTCAATCATGAACACTCAATCACCTACCTTTGTAGCGGATTCCTCCGCAGAAAACGAAAGAGACTATATTTTTACATAACCTCCAGAAACTAACGGGTTTCTTCATTAGCACCACCTCTCCATCCATATTGGAACAGTATATTACGAGTCATAGCAACCAACTCAGGATCTGGTTTATGCCTCCACCGCTTCTGCATCTCCCTAACCTCCCAATGAAAAAGCGAGGCGTAGTGTCGGTGGTTGTAATCCCTAGCATCATATCGTTCACATGCCTTACGAAAGCGATGCTTTTCTCTAATGCTGTAACGATACCAGCGATTACCAAGACCTTTGAGGCGGCCAAAGGAATCGTAACGAAAGTCAGAGTTTATATTATCCCTGACATCCATACTGAACTCCCCGCAGTCCCAAAGGACAAGGTTAGTCCTGCGTTCTGGTAACAAACCAAGAATCCACAGTAACATCCTGTGAATCCAAGGCTTACGACGGTCAGTGTACATAGACACCTACCTTTCTGCCTCAACTAGAGGCTAACATGAGCATCGTTTAGGGGAAGCCACATAGCAATGCCCATTGGGCAAAGTTTCCGAGACGATATACCCATCTTTATAGGGTAACACAACCTGTG